GGTCGAAGGTCTTGACCGCCTCTCACGGGCCGAGCCCATCCAGGCCCAGGCCCAACTGGCGCAGATTGTAAATGCTGGTATCACCGTGGTGACTGCCAGCGACGGCAAGACCTACAGCCGGGAACACCTTAAGGCCAACCCTATGGACCTGGTCTATTCGCTCCTGGTCATGATTCGCGCCCATGAAGAGAGCGACACCAAGAGCAAGCGCGTGCTGGCCAGCATTCGCCGCCAGTGCGAGGGCTGGATCGCTGGCACCTACCGTGGCCTGATCCGCAATGGCAAAGACCCTGTGTGGCTGCGCCTGGTCGATGGCAAGTGGGAGCAGATCCCCGAGCGCGTGGCAGCCGTCCGCGAAGGCCTGCGCCTGTACATGACCGGGTATGGCGCCACCAAGATCATCGACCGGCTGACTGAGCAGAACCTATCCCTTACCGGACGCGGACCCCAGGCACTGCAAATCTACCGCCTGGTCAAACAGCGGGCATTGATCGGCGAGAAAGAACTAACGATGGGAACCGAAAGCTATCAGATGCCAGGCTACTACCCTGCCCTGCTCACCCCCGCAGAATGGGATGGCCTGCAGCTGGCCAACAGCGGGCGCGGACGGCGCAAGGCCAGCGGCCCAGTGCCGCACATCCTAACCGGGATGGGAATCACCGTCTGCGGATACTGCGGTCGCGCCATGGTGGGGCAAAACATCGGTACCCGCAACCGCGATGACCAGGGACGCATCCAGGCGGGCCACCGCCGCCTGCACTGCACCAGCACGTCACATGGCGGCTGTGTTGTGAGCGGATCGACGTCGGTGGCCCCGTTTGAGCGCGCACTGATGGCCTACTGCTCCGACATCGTCAACCTTCAGGCCCTGTACGGTGCGGACCGATCAGCCGGACCGCTGGCAGCATTGACGCACGCCAGGCAGCAACTGGACGACGTGGCCATTAAGCTGGAACGCCTGACGGATGCCATGCTGGCCAGCGATGCTGAAGGGGTACCGGCAACCTTTGCCAAACGCGCCAGAGAGTTAGAGGCCGAGCAGCTTCGCCTGCAAGAGACCGTGAAGACGGCTGAGCGCGATCTGACTGCCACGGCGCGCACCGACATCAAGGGCACCGATGGAGCCTGGAAGCGTTTGGCAGATGGCGTCGAGGCGCAGGACTATGACGCCAGGCTGCAGACCCGCCAACTGGTGGCCGATACGTTTGAGCGCATTGTGATCTATCACCGGGGAACGCGCCCATCGCCCGAAGGCGACAAGGGACCAATGGACATGATGCTGCTGGCCAAAGGTGGCACAGCCAGGCTGCTGCGCATTGACCGCACCGGGCGGCTGATTGCCGCAGAGAGCCTAAGCGAAACAATTCAGGGTTAAATTCGGGTTACACGAAACCCGCTGTCAAATCAGCGCTGCCCGCGCGCTCACTTCTGCGGCCCAAGCTCAGCCAGCATCCGGTCCTTGCTCTGCGACCCGTGGCTCGACCCAAAGTAAAACCCAATGATCATCGTCCAAGCCGTTCCCAGGCTGCCCAGCATGACCAGCAGCGGCTCCGTGGGCTTGTACGCGGAGTTGGTCACCAGGAAGATCAGGATGCCAAAAAACCCCAGCGTCACCATAATGGCCAGCGTGGGCGGCACGTAACTCTTGGTTGCCACTTGCATCTCGCGGGCGTTGGCGGTGTCTTTGAACTCCAGCTCAGCGTACCGAAAACCGCGCTCTTTTTCTTCGGCCAGCAGCTTTAGCTCCAGCAACTTGATGGCCGATAGCTGCTCGGGGGTCAGTTTGCCGTCCTGAAACACTTTTGACACCTGCGCCGTGGTTGCGTTGTCGAGCCCGAATATCTTGCCCAACCCGGCCACGGCCACACCGCCCAATGGCCCCAGAATGGCGCTGGCAATGGTTGGGGCTATGCCCATTAAAAAGTCATTCATGATGCTTTGCCCGCCTTGTAGTCTGCCAAAGTGAACCCGGCTGGGTCTTGAAAATGCGGCCGGTCGGGGAACTTGTCCCAGTAACCGCCCCACTCCAGTCCCAGCATGGTGCCCAGCGAGCCGATGCGCGACCACAGCACCAGGTCGTCCCACACGGCCTTGCCCAGAAAGACCGGCACCACGTCAAACGCCACCCGATGGTTGTGGTAGCTGTCTCCCCCGCGCACGTTGGTGACGCGCTTGCCCATCAGGGTGCGGCCTTGCGCGTAGAGGGCGTCTTGCGATTCGTTGTCGCGGTAGGTGCTGGTCACAATCAGGTCGATGCCGGCCAACCTGGCTTCGTTGATCAGCTTGCTGGCCTTGGCTGCGGTGCGGGGCAGCAGGTCTTTAAGGTCGCGCGAGTTGATCATTTAGAGGTTCTCTCAATCAGCCGATCCAGCTTGGCATCCATACGAGAGAATTGGTCTTGCAGTTGCTTGATAGCGTCCCGCGTATCACCGGCAATCTGAACGTCCCGGACGCGCAACGCAGTAACATCAGCCTTCAAAACTTCAACGTCTTTTTTGATGTCGGCTATTGCCCAGATCACCATTCCGGCTTGGACCAATATCGTGACGATGATCGACACTGGTACCTTTTTATCAAGGTGCCATGATTCGTCTTTTGGCTCGGGTTGCTTGCGCCGCTCAATTAGTATTTCTGTCATTTGCTTCTTTCAAGTTTGTGTTCTTGGGAGTCTTTTTTGCGCTTGCGCAGAAGCCTGCGTGCGCGCGAATCCTGTTGCTCTTGCTTGGACTTATGCGGCTTCATAGTGCAACACCTCAACATTCGGATTCGTCAACGACACGTTGCTATACCGCTTGCCCCCATACACCAGCGTGGGCAGCGTCAGGCGCTTGCGGTAGGTGATCCATAGGGGCTTGACGCCGGTAATGTTGCGGTCGCCAACCATCACTTCGCCAAACGAGTCAAACGCGATGCGCACGTTTTGAAAGTGCTGCCACGGCTCAGGGAAAGGCATCACCACATCGACAATGGGGATGGTCAGCACACCGTCGGTAAACGTGGGCAGATCGCCCTCCACATAGCCGGGGTCTGGCACTGGCGCCCATGGGCCGGTGATCTTGTGGATCTGTGTGATGGTCAGGGGCAGCGACTCCCACGGCTCCCAATAGATGTTGTTGCCGGACCCGTGAATCTTCATGCCACGGTCTTTGTCGTAGCCAATGCACGCTTCGCAATGTTCAACGCTGCCTCCGATCACACGCACGGTCACCAGGCTGTGCCCCAGGCAGATGGCACGCATCACATCGTCCTTGCCCGCGATGCGTTCGCTTTGGACTTTGATGCCGGTGGCTTGCGCGTCTAGCAGTGCCTCAAGCCCGGGCATCTCGTCCAGGTCGGCAACCTTGTAGGGGTAGGCATCCGCAACGATGTAGGGGCAAAGCTCGTCGCGACAAATTCCGACCCTGTTGGCGGTCTGGATCACGCTCTCAACCGACAGGCGAGACTTGTCAGAGTAGACCCACAAGAACCTGGGTGACAACTGCACTGGCTGGCCAGCGCGGGCGGCCATGGCCTCCAATGCCGAAGTCAGGGCGAACATGGTGCATGACAGTACGCCGCCCTGAAACTCTGGGCGTGTGGCCGCCGTTTGGAAGTCAACGCACTGGGGGAAGGATTCGCGGGTCATCGCATGTCCCGCGGTAGGTTCCGTTTGAGGGTCGCGTACACATAGGCCTGTTGGCAGTGGTTGTCCTCCAACCACGAGAGCAACCAGTCAATAGGCTTACGGGCACGGCCAAAGAACCATCCCTGAATCTCAGCCCTGTACGCAGCCGACGAAATCGTTTCGCCCGGCCACGATTTGCCGAGCGTGAGCACCGACAGCGCCAGGCTGTCGAGGCACACCAGCAGATTCAGGATGCGCTGCCTCACGCTATCACCCAGATCGCCGCTTGTTCTTGTCCAGCCAGTACCAGGGCCTCCGTCAATTCTGCGGCTGTCGCTTGGATCACGCTGTTGTCAGCCAGAACCCAACTAACGCTTGGTGCAAGGCCGGTGGACAGCGCGATGATGGCGCGGGACATGCGGCCCTGAGAGGTTTCGTCGCCGTCGAAAGTGTTGCCTGCTTGCGTGGTTACTGTGATTGCAGCGACTGCGATATCACGCTCTGCCTTTAGCTGTTCGCGAGTCTTTGGAGGCACTACAGGTGCAGGCCAAGTAATCGTGTCTGCATCAACAATGTCGCCTTGACCAATAACGGTAAAAGGAAGATCAGTGTCATCGCAGTGATAACGGTCTGACATTACCTCAATGCCTTTGAATGGTCCGAATGTTCCTGCTGCTGTTGTTAGGGCTTTCATGCTACACACTCCACATTTGACACTTGAGTTGCCGCATCACTAAGCCAGGAATGTGCCTCAGACTTTCCACGCGCCACTACTGAGTTTGCCAAGTAACCAACAGACCGTCTTGGCACTACTTCAAACACCCCGCCATAGCTGCGTGGCATACCGCTACCAGCGGCGAGTGCTCCTGAAACGTACTGTGCGAAATTAGCCCCAAACACAGCCGAAGGGTTGCGAACCATTGCCTTGTCAGGGCCTAGAAAATAGTTTATGTATGTAGAAGACGCACCAGCAAATCCAGAGTAACGGGTTTTCAGCGCCGGGCTTGCGCCGGAGCAATCAATAGAATAAGCCGCATAAGTAGTACTACCTGCCTGTAGCACAACATCCGACCCGCTCAGATACAAAATTGCTTTTTCTTGTTCAGCGCCAGATAGTGTTAGCTTAGTACCTGCGGATGCCGTGCCACCGGTGTCTGTCAGAATATTTGTGCCACTTGCTGCGTCATTGTTTACAACAAACACCTTAGTTGAACTAACAGCAATTGCGTCCGTTATTAAAGATGCCCCGCCATTAAACAGCGTCACGGTGCTAACTGTTACGGTTGTCCCACTTAACGAAACCACCGTGCCATTCATAACGCCAGCAGTTGACTGATGCAAACACACTGCCCTGCCGGACGCCATCAGGAAAAACATTGTCAAATTCGGCGTGCCACCTGCTATTAGCGCCTCAGTTCCCAATGTCAATGTTGTGCCGCTAACAGAGAATGGAGAAAAGTACAAATTTGTTGATGCAACCCCCATGTTTGCTGTGACTACCAGCGACCCCATGACCAGTGCAAAACTGGCAACGCCACCAGTACCGGTACTTACCTCAGCCCCGATTGTTGGGGTTGTTCCGCTAACAGTTATGGACATTAGGAAACAATATCCTGCGCCCTGTTGATAGCAAGTTACAAACGATCCATTTGCTGATAACAGCGCCCCAGGGGTAGAGAATTGCGACACGCTACCAGCCACCGTTTTTGTGGCTGCGGTATTGACCGTTATTGTTGAACCACTGATAGTTAAAACCACAGCTTCAAATGCCGTTGTGATGAAACTTGTAACCAGGACTTTGTCTGTTGAGACAAGAATTGCCGCTCTATTTGCAGCGGCAATAGTCCCAGTTCTGATAAGCGTCACCGTGCCAAATGTTCCGGTTGCGCGGTCAAGCACTACCCCATAAATGTTCGTAGTACCGTTTCCTCCCAGGATCAGCTCTCGGCTGGTCCCAAGGACGATACAAGCGAACACATTAAATAGCGTTGTTGTTCTCAACTGAGCGGACACGCCTACAAGTTCTGCATTTGATAAAGACCATACACCCGACGCAGTAGTTTTGTCGATTAGTGATACATCCGACGAAACGCCAGCAGGTATAAAACCGAGCAATGTTCCAGCGTTATTCAGCACCCGAATCGGGTAAGCGCCTTTGTTTGTTATCTTGTGCAACGGCCCACCGATGGCGCATGTCGTGGCGTCAGGAAGGGTGACGGGAACACCGTAGCCAGTTGGCGTTATTGAAAGTAGCGTTTTGGTCGTTGTAAGTGTTGTTGATGTTGTCGCGCTGGTTACTGATGCAATTCCTGTG